GGGTCTCTCTTTACACAGTACCTATCAAGTCTGAATACTCTCATCCCACCGTCATCAGGTAAGTATAACAAAGTATTACCAGTGACCAATAGATTCTTTAACGCTTCAAATACTCCTACTCTAAATGCTTCTACTTCTACTTCTTGAGATACACTTCGTTCTACATCTGCTAGTGCTTTCTCTAAGTCAGATCGTAATTGCTCTCCTCCCTCTGGTCCTAACTCCTGCTTTGCTTTATCTAATTCATACCTGTCAATAACAAGACGAAAGAATGGTGCGTTAGGTGGTAACAGTGCTAACAATAATTTAGAAGCTAGGTTGTTAACTCCTCTAGCTCCCACTCCTTGATATGGTGTATAGTATTTAGTAGCGTGACTATGACCATCAGGAGGCATTATGTAAGGTATTGTTAACTCAGATGAGGTTCTCCCTCTATCCAAGAAAGACCACCTTTGGTTCTCTAAGGAGTTGTATAGACCTTGTGCTGTTTCTTGCATACCTTAGATAGGTTCGTCAGAAGTCCACTCAGCACCGCTTAGGATTGTAAGTATCTCTTCGTGTGTGTACTCTTGTTTACCGCTAAGGAAGGAGGGCTGTGTACCTTCGTACTTAACGAAAGTCTTTGTGCCGTCTAGAGAGTAGCGAAGGGTGTCGGCAGAGGTTTCAGCTACTTGGTTGAAGTCCACAGAGCTAACCTCTGATGCGTCTATTATTACATAATTTTTCATGGCTACTTACGATGGTACTGAGGTTGAGAAGGTAGGACCGTTTGTTCCTGTCCCATCATTAGTGCCAGAATTGGCAGCATTCTCTACGTTTGATATAGTGTCACCACTAGCGGGGCTTCCACCGCTACCTGTATCAGATGCGTGATCTCCTATTCTCCACCAATGTGTAAGGTCTGCTTGTTTATCGTACCCACCTGCGGCATTAGAAAGATCAATAGGAGTACGATTGTTATACAGAGCTAAAACATCAGACGAGTCTAAAGCTGCATTCCACAGACTTATTTCATCGTACAAACCAGCTTCATACAAAGATACTGTTCCAAACTGACCTATGCGAAAAGTAGCGGGGCTGGTGGCTAATGTAGTATTAGATGCTGTACCTGTTAAAACTGATGAGCCATCTATATAAACAGCAACAGAACCACCATCAAATACCGCTACATAATTGTGCCACTCCGTATCATTAGGTACACTACTAGCTACATTAAAACTTTCATTAACTCCATTTTTAGCATTAAATGTTTGAATACTTCCACTAGAAGACCAACCGTAAGACGCGGTTGAAGAACTCCACCATCCGATGTTAGGTATTTCACCAGCAACGGTAGGCTTGAACCACACGCTAAGGGTTAGTGCAGAAACACCTGACATACTGCTTATTGATCCGCAATCAACATAATCATTCGAGCCGTCAAACGATCCGCTAAATGAATTAGGGACTCCTGATACGCCATCACTAGCATACACTCGCCAATTAGCACCGTCATATATGATGTAGTTCTGTGTATCTGTTTCAAAGTAAGCGTCTCCTGTCGAGGGACTACCTGGACGAGTTGATGAAGTGAGGGATGGTATTGTAGTTGGCATAATTAAATAGGTTCGTCAGATGTCCACTCATCCGTTGCTAGGATTGCTATAATTTCTGAGTGTGTGTATTGTGTTTTACCTTCTAGAAAAGATGGTTGTGTGCCTTCGTACTTTAACAGAGCCTGTGACCCATCAACTGAATAACGAAGGGTATCGGAGGAGGTTTGAAGTACCTGATTAAAGTCTACGCTTTCAACTTCGTCAGAATTTATTATGCAGTATGTTCTCATCGTATTAAATTATGGAGTGTCAGATTGGTAGGCTGGACTGGAAACCATTGTCATGTTGTTACTAAAGGTACTCATGTCGTAGATAATCGTACCGCTGTTCGCTTCTGCCCCATCACCCATTCTCCACCATGCTTTGGGATTGAAACTTAGTAGGTTACTAGGTGTGCCGTTAGTACCTCCGCTTCCTCCGTTGCTTTCTCCTTTGTAGATGTTAGTGATTTGAGAACTATTTAAAGCAGAGTCCCAAACGGCTACTTCATCTATGTTGCCGCTGAAGAAATTCCCCGCAGATGATCTTACATGAGAACCGATATTAGTTGAAGTTAAGCTAGTTAGGTCACCGAACCAAGTACCATCATTATTACTATTTGTAAGAGTCTCTGCCGATCCATCTACGTATAAACTATAAGCAGTTCCGCTAGATACAGCTACTACATGATGCCAATTCCCATCATTAATAGCGGTTGATCCATCGGCAGTTTTTATAGTTCCATCACTTTCTCTAAATGTAATTCTTAATTTATTATTAAAGACTGCCATCCAACCCCAAGTACTTATCCCTGAAGTGTCTGCTGTGGAGACGATAGCTTGGTATGCTGTGCTTGTTGTTTTTATCCAAGCAGAAATTGTACCACTATTGGCTGAAGGAGTGACAACAGAACCAGCATCCAATCGATCATCTGTACCGTCAAAGTTTAACGAGTATGTATTACTTCCTGACCACCCTGATACGCCGTCTGATGCATACCCTCTCCAATCCGCACCGTCATAAACAATTATATTCTTGGTATCAGTTTCAAATGCAATGCGACCCTGGACTCCTGTCGGTCTAGTCGAAGATGTGGTTGGTGTAATTGTACTCATGTTTTAAGAATCGTTATTGTAAATATACCAAGCAGTTCCGTCATATAGATATAAATCATCTGTATCAGTGGCTTGTTCAATTGTGTAAACAGTAGGCGTTGATGCTAATATAGTAGCTTCCGTATTGGTAGCTGTGATGATAACAGGATCAGTTACATCGTTGTTGTAGATGTACCAAGCACTTCCGTCGTAGATGTAGTAATAACCTGTGTCCGTACCGAATGCGATGTTAACTTCTCCACTCGGATTGGTAGGTGTACTTGCTAAAATGTTTGCTTCGGTGTCTCGTGTTGTGACATTGAATGTGGCGATTGCATCCAAGAATGTACCCGCCAAACTAGATTCAGAAAATCCGCTTGAAGTTAGCGTAACACTTGAAACCCCAGCAGTTACAGAATTTGGATTTGCGATGACAAAAGTAATAACTGTGTCTGAACCTGTGGGTATGCTTTGACCGCCAGCAACAGTTAAAACTAAAGTTCCGCTCGACTGTGTCCATGCTCCACTTGAGCCAAAGACTGCGGCATTAGTTCCGGCAACTGTGAGCGATCCATTATCGCCCGTTGTCGAGCCTATTAGTCCAACTATACTAATACTATCACCCGCCGCTATTGCTGTACTTGGACGGACTGTCAGAGTATAAGTATTATTAACTTCTAGACCATTTGAGTCAGTTGCAGATAATGTCGCAGTGGTGAAGGACTCGGAGGCAACATTTGACCTACCATTACTAGTTGCAGATTTACCGCCACCTAATCCAAGACCAACTGCTATGGTGGCGTATCCCATTAAATATTGTAGGCAATTACTGCACCACTTTGTAAGTCAATGCTAGTAAAGTTTCCGTATAAGACTGTGCCAGCAGTAAGGGTAGTTGCGTCCTGACCATGACAAATGTCATCTAGGTTAACTATGTTACTTGCTTGTGCTGCAAGGACACTATCCTCTGTTGCTTGGATCGCAAAGAATTTACCTGTGTGAACTGCGGTATCATTAATATACTCTCCTCCGTTTAGTCCAAGTCCTCTGTATTCTGATGTACTAGCCATAATGTTTTTTCGTTATGCAGACGTTGCTGCTGTTGTGCCGTAAGTTATAAATTGTATTGGTTGAGTCTGACCTTCCTGTCTTTCAAGTTTGTCCAACTCACTCTGTAAAATTGCTTCTGCTTGTTGATAAATTACTTGTGCCTTATCTTGCTGACCGTCCGTAGAAAGCCAATCCCCGTACGCCCCCACGATTGCATATTCGCTGAATACATAGGGGAATACACTTGAGTCACTTGCATATTCTGGAAAGCCTGCCCGGTAATGTACCCATACAGGTGCGTTGCTTGCTTGGTCAGGTAGAATTGCTTCACCATACTCGGAGCTA